AGCGTTTAGCGTGCCTATTACCGGCGTTGGCTCTAACCCACCAGGTATGATCGCTACTTTTGCAGGTTCTTCAGCTCCTACTGGTTGGCTATTATGCGATGGCACGCAATACGCTCAAACAGCCTATGCAAATCTTTATGCTGCTATTGGATCAGCATGGAACACTGGCGGTGAGACTGCCGGTAATTTTAGAGTGCCCGATCTTCGCGGCATGTTTTTGCGTGGCACAGGATCAAATGGCGTTGTAAGTGGCGCTACTGGCCCCGCTGTTGGCGCAAGCCAAGCTGACACTTATTTGAACCACAGCCATGGCGTCACTGATCCACAGCACAACCATCTTCTTAAAATTACTGTTGGCATTAATGGTGGCGGCAGCGGCAGTGTGCCATATCTGGACGCGACTGGCGCAAATACTTTTGGGTCTAATTTAAATTCAACTGGTATATCTGTGAACACATCGACGACCGGTGGCGCTGAAACACGACCTAAGAACTATGGTGTTCTTTATATTATTAAGACATGACGACACGACTGATAGACGACCGCGAAGACACTTTAAAAGTGGGGTTTGTAGCCACTAATTGGCATATACCTATGACTTGGGAAGACTATATTAAAGCGACGGCGGATTGGACTGTCAGAGGAATTGAGCGGGACAATAAGATAATAGGGGCCATGTATTCCAAAAATGGCGAAACTCATGTATCTATATTACCTGAGTGGCGTCGTAAATGGCTGACAAAAGGTTTGTTGAAAGAGATCTTGGCGGGAATGACACACACGCGTGTTACAGACGGCCATGATTTCATGTATAACATACTGGAAAGACTAGGTTACACTCCGCAGCCGGATGGAACCGTAGCAAGAGAGAAGTGAAATGGGTTTTTCATCCGCCGCTAATGCTCAGAATCAAGCCACTCAAATGGCTATGATGGTGCAGGCTCAACAAGCCGCGCAAGCACAGCAAGCCATTCAACAAGGTCAACAGCAAGCGGCTGGTGCTTTACAGCAGGGTCAAACTCAAGGCGCAAATGCGCTAAATCAATATTATAATCAAGGGGTTGGTTTTCAACAGCCCTATTTAAGCGCGGGTGCAGGTGCGACAAATCAACTTGCACAAATGCTAGCTGGCCAAGGACTTGCACAAGGTCCAACATTACAACAACTTCAAATGGACCCAAGCTACGCTTGGCGATTGCAACAAGGTCAGGGAGCGCTTCAAAACAGTATCCGTGCGGGTATTGGCGGGGCTAATGCTGGCAGCGGCGCGGCTATGAAAGCCATAACGGATTATGCGCAAAACGCTGCTAGTCAAGAGTATGGCAACGCTTATAATCGCTTTATGCAACAACGTCAGATGCAGCTTGGCGCGCTTCAGAATCTTAGTGGGCAAGGTGCGGGTGCGGCTAATCAAGCATTGGGATTAGCTGGTCAAACAGGTAGTAATTTAGCTAATATTTATGGCACGACAGGGTCTAACTTAGCTAATACTTACACTGGCACAGGTCAGCAGCTCGCGGGTAATTATAATCAGTTAGGTCAGAATCTCGGTCAGGGCTATGCCAACATGGGCGCGGCTAATGCTAGCGCTTATATGGGGCCAACAAACCTAATGGCGGCGCTTGCAGGGCAGGCTTTAAATGCGGGTGCAACTTATCTCGGTATGAAGGCGCGCGGATAATGCCAATTCAATATCAGCCAGTTCCAGAATTTCAGGTTCCTAATCTGAACCTTATGGGGTCTTACGCGCAAGGCGTGGCGTTGGCTGAGAGTCAAGCTGACCAAGAACGTAAAGATTTATTGGCAGGTATTACGGCAGGTAAAGAAACACGTTTAGCCGAACAGGCTAAAGCAGAAGCATCTGCTAAAGAACAAGAACGCGCGGCTAAACATTACGATGCGCTTGTTAATCTTCTTCCTGCGGTTACAAAAGAAACATGGCCTGCATGGCGTCAAGCTGCGACAGCGGCGTATCCTGGCGTTGAAGGGATTGTTAAAAAAGACTTTGATCCTGAGCATATTCGCGATTTAATGATTAAAGCCTCAGATGATAAAGAACAGATTCTTCAACAGCATTTTGGTGATACGTCACGTTTTATCCGTGTTGGACGTAAAGGCGGCGCTGAAGTCGTGCCAGGCACAGAAGTTACTGCGCCGGGCAAACAAAAAATTGTTGATTTAGGTGACAAAGGTCAGTTTCTTCAAAATGAAACGACCGGTCAACTTACGCCCGTCACGCCGTCAATGCTTCAAGGCGGCATTAACATGCCAGCCGCAAAGGCTGCTATATCCAACATTGAAAGCGGTGGCAATTACGGTGCGCTTGGGCCGGTTACTAAGTCAGGTGACCGCGCGCATGGTAAATATCAAGTTATGGGTGAAAACATCCCTTCTTGGACAAAACAAGCGCTTGGTGTCAGTCTGACACCACAACAATTTTTAGCTAGTCCTGAAGCACAAGAACGTGTGTTTGAAGATCAATTTTCACGTAATGCTGCAAAATATGGTTCGGCTCAAGACGCAGCATCTGTATGGTTTTCTGGTAAACCATTAGCTAAAGCCGGTAATCGCGCCGACATTCTTGGCACGACTACCCCGGCGTATGTTAATAAGTTTAATGCTGTATATGGTGGGCAAGGTCCGGTTCAGAATGCTATGGTTTCGCCGGTTACAGGTGCTAATGCTGTCATGCCAGCAGCACCAGTTGGACCTCCGGCAGATGTTATAGCACAGCCACAAATGCCTGTTGCTCGTATGCCAGCGCCAGTTATGCCCGCGCCTGAATATCCTATCGGTAGTGTCGAAGCAAACAATCAAAAGTTTGGAAAAGATACTCTTGAGTCGGCGGGATACAATCCTAAGACGGGCGAAGATAAAATTTCTAAACTTATTATGGGGTCAACGAGCGGCGGTCTTCAATCGCTTGCAGCCGGAACCGTGGGCTATCTTACGGGCGAAGCTACTCCGGGCATGGAAAAAATCTCGCAAATTAAAACTATTGTTAACGACGCTATTCTTAAAAAACTTAATGGTAAGCTCGGCGCGGGCATATCAAACGAAGATCGTAATTTTATTCAGTCAACGCTTGGTAATCTTGATGACCCGTCTATTCCAGCTAATCAGCGTCTTGCAGCATGGAACCAAGTCAAACAAGTTCTATCCAAATATGCTGGGTTTGAACAACCTACAGAGGCAGCGCCAGCAACGGCTGCGCCGTCAGGCGGGCTATCAGTCCCTGCGCCAAATGGTAAGACATACACATTCAAAGATAAAGCGAGCGCTGACGCGTTCCGTAAAGCTGCGGGGCTTTGATGGACTACGACGCATTAGCAGCGCAACATGGCGGCGCGACAGAAACGCCGGACTATGAAACATTAGCCGCGCAACATGGCGCGGCGGGTTACGAAGGTATGCCGGGGCCTCGCGGCATACTAAACTACATAGACACGACGCTTGGCAATGTGCCTCAAGATGTAATGAACATCGGGCAAGGCGCGTATAATGTAGCTACAAATCCTTTACAAGCGTTGCAGGGGGTTTCTGAAGCGGTGGCTAACCCGGCTGAAACACTATCAGGTGTAGCGCGGGGCGTTGGTCGTTTTCTTCAGTCTCCTCTTCAAACATTTCAACAAGCGCCTGTTTCAACAGCTCTGAATCTGTCAGGAGCTGGTGCGATTACTGCACCGCTTCGTGCTATTCCTTATTCATTAGCTGAACATGCGTATCCAATGGTTCGTAACGCTTTTGCACCTAAAGCGCGGGCTTATATGGAAACGCTTGGCGCTCAGACGCCAGAGGCTATTAACGCTCTTGCGGCTGCACGCCCCGGCATGACCGTGCCTCAAGCGCTCGCTGATGTTAACGCGCCGCAACTTCAGACATTTGCACAAGCGGCGATGAAACAAGTGCCGCAGGAAGCACGCGCAGCTACTATGGCCCAAGAACAAGCACGCGCCGCTGAACTTGGACGAATTGCTGGAACACCAGAGCAATTAGAATTTGCTAAGACTGTCCGCGATGTTGAGGCAAAGAAAAATTATGCCGAGGCATTTAAACAAGCCGCGCCAGAAATACCTGAAGAATTATTAAACCGCCCGTCAATGAAAAAAGCAGTTAGCATAGCAGATAATATCGCCGCCGAGCGTGGTGGCGCACAGACGCCTATGGCTAAATTGCATACAGTGAAATTAGCGCTGGATGATATGATTCGTGATCCAGAACAGTTTGGTATAGGCGCGGCTGAAGCGGGGGCGATAAGAAGCACTCGCGAGAAATTTATAGATGAGCTTAAAAAAGTTCCTGAATATGAGACAGCTCGGTCAAAATACGCGGCTCAAAGTCAACCGATCAATAAAATGCAAGTAGCACAGCAGCTTCAAAAAGCTCTTACGGAACCTGTGACTGAGGGCGCTACACGCGGCGGCATGTTTGCGCGTGCTGTTGAAGAAGCACCTAAGACAATTAAAAAAGCTACGGGGCAGACATTCTTTGATAAATTAGAAGATGTTTTTAGCCCTGAAGAAATGAAAGTTGTTAATGACGTTCGCGACGAGTTCAGACGATCTAAACTCGCTAAAGAGCAAGCGGATCTTGGTAAAGCGGCAACGCCATCGGCTGAAGAATTAGCTAGTAGCAAACTTGGGTCTATTTCGCATCTTAACTTACTTAACCGCGTGTGGACGATTGCTAATACAGTCATCAAACGCTCGCTTGGTAAAATAGATGAAAAGTTAGCGACTGAGATCGGTATGCAAATGCTTGATCCGGCGGATTTTAAAAAGGCTCTGACAGCAGCACAAGAATATTCTAAAGCCACTGAAAAAGGCGTTGAAAATATCCGCGCTCGTAAAGCCGCAGTTAAAAAGACAGTTATTCCGCCTGCGATTTCGGGGGCGGTTACTTTTGGAAATGTAATGGCTCCTGAAAACCGTAACGCGATGGCGAGATGAAAATGAGCGAATATCAGTTCTTTTTTAATGTCGCCACGGCGATAGTGAGCGTCACTTTTGGATGGGTGCTTAACACCATATGGGGGTCATT